GTTGTGAAAAGATCACTGATATTTCTCAAAAGCAAGAGTATAAAAAACTTATGCTTACGGATGAACAGAAAATACAAATTAGTGGGTTGTTGCAGCAATTCCCCACACTCTTAGCAACGGAGAAACTAAGTGATGCATATATCGTTCATTTTCCAAATGGGGTGGATGGCCATTTGATGAATTATGCTAAGGGTGGAGTCGGAACACCGATTCAAGATAACACAGGAAATATCATCGCTCATGCTTCTTTAGAAAAAAACAATGCCGGACTGATTGCGATAGCACAAGGATTTGCTGTAATGTCGATTATCACCAGTCAATATTTTTTGACTGAGATTAGTCATCAGTTAAAAGAATTAAGCAAAAGTATTGATAAAATTCTTGAATTCCTTTACGGAGATAAGAAGGCTGAGTTAATCGCAGAAGTTAGTTTTACAAAATATGCATATGAAAACTACGCTTCTATAATGGCATGTAATGAGCAAAGGACCGCAACCATTAGCAGTCTTCAAGCTGCTAGGAAAGTTGCAATGAAGGACATCGAATTTTATATGTCTGATTTAAACGATACAGTCAGTGAAACAAGCGATTTGCAGGAATGCGTTGATAAGGCTTTTAGAATTAAAAGTTGCTTAGAACTTTCCATGCAGTTACATGTTATGAGTAATTTACTAGAGATTTATTATTCGCAGAATTTTGAGAATACACACATTCAATGGATTGAAAACAATGTTGTTGAATATTTGATTAAATGCGAAAAACGAATGCTTAGTGGATTTAGTAAATTGAGCGCAAGTATTCATGATTTTAAAAACGGACCATTGAAGAAAATAGATAAAATCGCGTTGGGAGACGTGGTTAATGACGTTATAGATTCTTTCGGAAGTGGTAGAGAATCAGATATGCATAAACAATTTCTTTCAGCATTACATTCAATGGACAAAGATATGAAGTGCTATATTGATAAAGATGCGAATGTGTATTTAAAAACATCTTGATAATAAATAATTCAGTTATTTTGAGCAGAGATACTTTAACCGGTGTCTCTGTCTTTTTTAATGCTCTTTTTTGCGCGCGAAAAAAACATGCCCTTTTATGAAGAGAGAGGATAAATAGGCATTTTTATTAAATGTCACATTCTCTTTTAGTTTTTAGAAAATTGAAGGGAGGCTCTACTTATGTTAGAAAACAAGTTCCAGGCAAATTTGATTAAGGAACTGAAAGAAAGATTTCCTGGTTGTATCGTGATGAAAAATGACCCGACCTACATTCAGGGCATTCCAGATTTACTGGTTCTACACAAAGACAAATGGGCTTCCTTAGAATGTAAAAAAAGCGCTGGCGCAAAGAAGCAGCCGAATCAAAAATATTATGTGGACCGTATGAATCAGATGTCGTTTTCAAGATTTATATGTCCAGAGAATAAAGAGGAGGTACTGGATGAACTTCAACAATCATTCGAACCTTGAAGGACAGCACGCCTTTCTTGGTGCCAGTAAATATCACTGGATAAGTTATGGTGAGGATAAAGTGGCGGAAGCATATCGAAATTTCCTTGCCACACAAAAGGGAACTGTATTACATGCATTTGCAGCACAGTGCATCATGCTCAATCAGAAATTGCCAAAGTCAAAGCAGACACTGAATATGTATGTGAACGATGCCATCGGATTTAAGATGACACCGGAACAGATCCTTTACTATTCCGATAATTGTTTTGGCACAGCCGATGCGATTTTGTTTCGGAATAATTTTTTAAGAATTCACGATTTGAAGACCGGAAAGATTCCGGCACACATGGAGCAGCTTGAAATATATGCGGCTCTTTTTTGTTTGGAATATAAAGTGAAGCCTGGGGATATTGAAATGGAATTGAGAATCTATCAGAACAATGAAATTCTGTATCACAACCCTACGGCTGAAGAAATTGTTCCAATCATGGACAGAATTATTACTTTTGATAAGGTGATCAAGAAAATCAGAGAACAGGAGGGGTAAGCTATGAATTCCATTGTGGAAGATATTTTAATGCATTATGGTATGCCACGGCGTTCTGGGCGTTACCCTTATGGTTCTGGAGAAAATCCATATCAGCATAGTGGAGATTTTCTTAGCCGTGTCCAGGAATTGAAAAAATCTGGAATGAGCGAAACCGACATCGCTAAGAATATGGGTTTGACCACTACACAGCTTCGTACTCAGATGAGCCTTGCTAAAGATGAGCGTCGTGCGCTCCAGGTGGCAACCGCAAAAGGTCTTCGGGAGAAGGGTTATAGTTTAAATGAAATTGCCGATAAGATGGGGTTTGCTAATGACTCATCTGTCCGCTCTTTACTGAACGAGATTTCTGAAAACAGAATGAACCAGGCTAAAGCCACTGCTGATGTTCTGAGAAAGCTCATTGAAGAAAAAGGAATGATCGATGTCGGAACCGGCGTTGAAAGAGAACTTGGCGTGTCAAAAGAAAAACTTAACCAAGCTCTTTACATGTTGGAACTGGAAGGTTACCCGATTTATGGAGGTGGCGTTCCGCAGGTTACCAATCCTGGAAAGCAGACAAATATCAAGGTCATTTGTCCACCTGGTACCGAGCATAAAGACATTTATGATTTTGAGAATGTCCATTCTGTAAGAGATTACATCTCCTATGACAATGGTGAATCCTTCAGAAAATCTTTCGAATATCCGGCCAGCATGGATTCAAAGCGTTTGCAGATCCGTTATGCCGATCAGGGCGGTGTCGATAAGGATGGTGTAATTGAACTTCGTAGAGGTGTGAATGACCTGTCTTTAGGTGACTCCCACTATGCGCAGGTTCGTATTATGGTAGACGGAACCCACTATCTTAAGGGTATGGCTGTTTACTCTGATAATATGCCGGATGGTGTTGATGTAATTTTCAACACTAATAAAAAATCTGGAACCCCGACCAAAGATGTTCTTAAGAAGATTAAGGATGATCCGGATAATCCGTTTGGTTCCCTAATCAAGGAGCATGGCGGTCAGAGTTACTATGATGATCCAAAAGGTAAGTATACAGATCCTGTAACGGGAAAGAAACAGTCCCTTTCTCTGATCAATAAGAGAGCGGAAGAAGGTGATTGGGGCGAATGGAGTAAGACTCTTCCGTCACAGTTCCTTTCCAAGCAGAGTTTGACACTTATTAAAAAACAGTTAGGTTTAGCAAAAGCCGATAAGCAGGCTGAATATGACGAAATCTGTTCACTGACAAATCCTACAGTGAAGAAAGCTCTGCTGAAATCATTTGCTGATGATTGTGATGCGGCCGCCGTACATTTACAGGCAGCGGCGTTACCTCGGCAGAAGTACCAGGTAATTCTCCCATTAACGACAATCAAAGATAATGAGGTGTATGCTCCGAACTACAAAGATGGAGAAACTGTTGCTTTGATTCGATACCCGCATGGTGGAACTTTTGAGATTCCTATTCTGAAAGTCAACAATAAACTGGATGAAGGAAAGAGCGTTCTCGGAAATACACCGGCGGATGCAATCGGTATCAATAAGAAGAATGCAGACCGTTTATCTGGAGCGGATTTCGATGGTGATACCGTAATGGTAATTCCTTGTAACTCCACGAAGAGTAAGGTAAAGATTACTTCCACTTCTCCATTGAAAGGTTTGGAAGGTTTCGATACCAAAGATGCTTATGGCGGAACTGTTAAAAAAGATGCCGATGGTGTGGATCATTACTATCGTAATGGCAAAGAGTACAAGATTATGAGGAATACCCAGACAGAAATGGGTAAAGTATCGAATCTGATTACTGATATGACTTTAAAGGGAGCCACACAGGATGAATTAGCGAGAGCAGTTCGCCACAGTATGGTTGTAATCGATGCCGAGAAACACAAACTGGATTATAAGCAGAGTGAAATCGATAACGGTATTGCTTCTCTTAAGAAGAAGTATCAGGGAAATGTGGATTCAGAAGGTCGTTACCATGAAGGCGCATCTACCCTCATTTCAAGAGCAAAATCCGAGACACAGGTTCTTAAGAGAAAAGGTTCTCCAACTATCAATGAGGATGGCTCTCTGTCATACAAGTCTGTTAAGGAAGAGTATGTCGATAAGAATGGGAAAATCCAGGTGAGAACTCAGAAGAGTACGAAAATGGCTGAAACAAAAGATGCTCGTACTCTTTCTTCAGGTACCCCCCAGGAAGAAGCTTATGCCGACTATGCAAATTCTATGAAGTCTTTAGCTAACCAGGCTCGTAGAGAGATGATGAGTACCGGTAAAATCGCTTACTCTGCTTCTGCTAAGGCGACTTATTCTGAAGAAGTAAAGTCTTTAAATGCTAAGCTGGACTTAGCTTTGGCGAATGCTCCTAGAGAGCGACAGGCTCAGACAATGGCGAATGCTACAGTTGCGGCTAAAAGAAAAGACAATCCGGATATGACGAAAGCAGAAGTTAAGAAGGCTAGTCAACAGGCTCTGGCACAGGCAAGAAGTTCAGTTGGAGCCAAGCGATCTAACATTGAAATTACTGATAAAGAATGGGAAGCCATCCAGGCCGGAGCAATTTCTGAGAATAAGCTTACACAAATTCTGAACAACACGAATACTGATACTATTCGTCAGAGAGCAACTCCTCGTGCAAGCACAGCTCTGAGCACAGCTAAACAGAATCGTATCGCTGCACTTAGCGCGTCCGGCTATAGCACTTCAGAGATTGCGGAAGCTCTTGGGGTTTCTTCTTCGACAGTTTCTAAGTATTTGAATGGAAAGGAGTGAGCTAAGTAAGATGAGGTTTGCACTTACAACTTTTGATAATCCTTATGATCCATTTGAACAGTTCACTCAATGGTTCATGTTCGATGAGGAAAAGGGTTATCACACAACTGCTTACCTTGGTCGAATCACTCGAACATCGGATCAGTTATCGGATGAAG